AAGACTCTTGTATGAACGGCGTCGGGCGCCCATATCAGTCTTGGGATCTTTAACCGCATAATACTTTTTACCTTTCGACCCCGGAGTAATTCGTGGGGAGGGTCTGGATCCCGGAGGTGCTGCTAGTAAGTCGCCCGTGTCTGGTTCTGGCGGTGGCTCGGCACCTGCATCAGGAGGCATTTCTGTCTCTGTTCCCTCTGGTGGCAACTCATCAAGGGCAGCAGGATCTTCGAGTGGCATGCCTGCATCGTCTGTGGGGGCTGCATCCATTGGCATGGCGCCGGCGGCTTCTGCTGCTGTGGCCTCCGCAACAGCCTGGAGGCTTGCGTCATACTTGCGGTCATAATAAATCTCACGCTGGTTGCGCAGGAACTCTTCTTCTGACATGTTGAATAAGTGCTGAGCCACCCAGCGGCGGGAGAAGAACCCTTCCGTTGCGGCGCCGGCGACGTCGAACTTAGTTCTCCAGTGCTCTAGCTCTTGAATCTCTGCAATTCTAGAGGGGTTGTTTAATGATAGTTTAAAGCTTAGTAGATCATCGCCGCGGAAACCAAGGGTATACAGATGGATAATGCCGATCTTCTCTAATTCAGCAATGATTACCCTCTGTAGACGCTGGATAGTTCTTGCGAATCGAATGTCTTTTTGGGCCAGGGTTGTCTTGTCTTCTTCGGCGCCTTCACCCATTGTCAAATACGATTGGGGAATTTTTAGCGCGGAGAAGAGCTTGTCGCGGAGATACTTAACATCATCGATTGCAGTTGTGTTCTGTCCTCCTGAAAGAGGCTCGATTCTGGTATTAGAGTTAGCTCCGCGGATTGGGATATAGTAGTCTTCCTCAACAGACATCGGGTTGTATCGAAGGTCGACACGGCCAGTGTCCGGGTCCAACACTTGGTGTCTTTTCATTTGAGTGATAATTTTTTGCATGTATTGCTCAACGTCTTGTGGAGCAACTTGGCCAACATCAATATAGAAGACGCGGCGTTCTGGAGATCTAATGACTCGATAGGCCATCATCGCATCTTCAACGAGCGTAAGTTGGCGCCAAATCCGGCGGGCAGGTTCGAGAATAGAAGTGCCGTAAGGCGCGTATTTATCGTGACCCAGCACTCGGAAGTGAGAGATCTGCCAGTTTTCAAAGGTCATACCAGCAGAGTTCCACTGGAACTGTAGATAGTTCGGGTTGGTCGCGTCTGTCCCTTCCAGCCTATCGACCTCTTGCGCAGGAAGTGGCAGAACAGTACGAATACCGATGCTCTCATCTAGATCCAAGTATAGGAAAAAGTCTCCATACTTGCACATTGTACGGCACCAGCCGAAAAGATTAGATTCTAGATTTAAGATGTTTGTATACAGCGTTATTAAAGAAGCTTTAATCTCTTCGTTCGGGCAATTAATCCGGATCATCGGAGACAAATCAGACGAAGTTGTCATCTCGTCTGCGTAAATATCAAGAGCAGACGCGAGTTCGGGCATGTACTCCATTTGATCGAAGTCTACATACCTTTCCGCTCTTCGCTGATTTGCGATGGCCTCATGGGAGATTCTCTCTAATGGATTATATGTAGACTTCTTAAACTGCTGGCCGCTGGCCGACTTGAATGTTCCAGCATGCTTGTCTAAATGCTGGCGCCTGATTCTTCGGCCCGATTGGGACCTGTAGTTTACAATTGGGCCTGAAAAGAGCCTGGTAAGCCTCTTAAACAGATTTGATTCGTTGTTCCTAGGATTTTTTGTATTGTCTGCCATTTTTTAACCTTTGTATACCCACATAAATTCTTTCATATGCTGTTTTGTTTCTTGCGTGAGTGCGTCGCCTTTCATTCTATCGTGTCCCTGCATGCCCGTGATTGTTGTGTGCATTTTCCTATTAGATGTTGTAATCGAAGATAAGAATGCTTTCTGATAAGCGATCTCTCTTTGATTTACTGCCAAGGCTGTATCTCTAATCCAGCAAGCAATTGCTAGAGCCATGACCAAGTCATCGGAATATCCACGCATAGCCTGGGGCTTGCCGTTATACCAAATAAAAGTCTTTAATTCCTCCACAGTTCGACTAGAATATATCCTAATTAGTTTGTTTCTTATGAACTCTTCCAATTTTGCAATAACTAATGGTCTAGTTTTTGAAGAAGTGGTGAACCCAGCTACTGTGTTGCTCATAGTTTCGGCTTGATATTGTTCGACATACTCGTGTGTTGATTTAACTGAATAGTATAAATTGGGATACCCCAACTCTATCAACTTTTCTAACACCGACCACCCAACAGAAGCATTCTCAACAACTAAGAGGCATTGTCCATATTCCATACCCACATCATATAGTATCCTAGAATAAGCGTCAATTGTAGGTTTTCCTTTATATTCTGCGACAACTTCCATCGTCTCTAGCTTTATTATATGGAATGCCGAAGAGTCTGCTCCGTCACCGCGCGCAACGTCGGCTACTAAAAGGTAGGAGCAATCTGCATTATTCTCCTCCCATATCCAATAATTTCTGTCGAACCCAGTCTGATACTTAGGTTCTGCAATGTTTTCGAGCAAGAAACCGATATCGTCTGGGTGTATGACACTGTCACCAGATGTATTGAAATTACATTCAAGCTCTTGCGCAATTTGGCGCCTTGACATGTTTCTGGTTTCTTTTTCGAACCACAACTGGTCTCTGTCCGGGTGGACGTCCCAGGATAAACGTGTAGGGTGGAAATCGTTAGCTTGAGCGTCTGCGTCAATGTATGTTTGATGAAACCAGTTACCAACACCGTTAGGTGTCGAAAGTGCGATGCAGCGGCCACCAGTAGACAATGTAGGGTACAAACCGGTCCATAACTCTTCCAGGCCGTCTACGTGGGCGGCTTCGTCAATAACCAGAAGCGACAGCGCTTCTGAACGGCCGGCATCGAAGGAGGTAGAGGAAGCCTTGATCTGGGATCCATTACTCAGCTCAAACGACGTTCTGTTGTCAATTTTGATATTTGCAATCTTAACCCACGGAGGCATATGCTCCACAATAGCTTTTACTTTTTTAACCAAGTTTGCGGCGGTACCAAACTTGGTGGCCATGACCAAGACGTTCTTGTCTCGATGGAACATCATTAGCCAGACTATATAGCCGGCAGTAATTGTAGAAATGCCTAACTGGCGGGCCTTCAGAATAACATTAAAACGATAATCGTTAAAATCAGCCAGTAAATCGTCTTGGAATCCATAAGTCTTAAAAGGGATCAGCCCATAAAGAGGGTGAGAGATCTTGGCATAGTTTCTAAGAAAGTAGGTTGGGTCTTTGCCACACTTTACAATTTCTTTAATCTGTTGTTGTTTAGACAGGGGGGTCATCGTTCGCCATATGGCTATCGCTTATCGTTTTTTGCTCTCTTACCAAGACCACCGAGTGCAGCAAACTTTTCAAAATCAGGATCAACCTTGCGTTCTTCCGGCTCATCATCGTTTCGAGAAATAGCATCCGTCTCATTAAGAGAACTGATCTCGTAATGCTTTTTGGCCTGAACCCATGAGCGAACTTTCGAAACATTTTGTACCATTACGTCCACTTCACCGATAGCTTTGAGCGACAAGCTGTTGCCTGTTACCTTTTTGTATTCTTTTTTAAGAAACCCTGCAATGTCTTCAATCATCTGCTCGGTGTCGGACTCAAAGTTGCCACCATAAACTTCTTTAAGGCGAATTTCAGAATGATAAGCAAGGCATAAATTGTTACCGTAAACGGATACATTAAAACCATCCATGACACGTTGATCAATGAGGGGGTTCCCCTCCTCTCGCTTGAGACCAGCCTTTACGGGATCGCCGTTTTCATCCAGGGCGCCGTCATAAGCATTAGCTGCCGCTTGGTGAATTCCTTGAATAATCTCTAGTGTTGTAGCCATTGTTTTGTATTTCCTTCTATTAAATAGTATACTGTTTGCTTAATGGTAGATTCTAATTGTCTGTTAAGATCTGTGCGACTGTTCCTGCAAGGGCCGTATAATCAATACCTGCCCTTTCAGCAGCTGCTTCGACATCCTTGCGTACGGCATCGGCAATCTGCTCAGCGGTTTCTGGTAGAGCTTCGATAGCAGCCATTGTATCCTCTTCGGAAAGAACTGCATCCGCCTCCTCTTTGATAATTTGTTTAAGTTCTGCGATTGTGAATTTCATCTGGTCTCCATCCTTCTAACCATCGTTCTTCTCGATCTTCCACCCATTTAACATAACAGTCAAAGCAGCATTCGTATTTTGTCATACAGACGTCATCTGTAGACTTGAAAAATATCTTACTACATACTGGGCAAGGAGTTTTTGAGTCTTTATTAAGTAGTTTTTGAGAAACTAAAAACCCGCCAACATCAATTTTTTCTGTCACTGCTGACTGTGCAAGCTCTTTGGAGTACAGTTGCTTCTGTTGAAGCATATACTCTTTTTCTTTTTCTTCGTCCCAGTTGGCCTTCGGGTTCTGGATTGCATCTTCTCCGTACTTCTTGCGAATGGCCTTCTCAAAGGCAGCTAATTTATTCCAATCCTTTTCGGTCATTAATTGCTCGCGCTATTAATTGCTGCAACAATGCCAGCAGTTACACCGACACCAATAGCAAAGCCACCGATAACAAACCAATGACGGTCGTTTCGACTAAGCTTTGATAAAGAAGCATTGAGTTGTTCAATTTCTGCATCTTTCGCCCCAAGCCTTAACATATACTCCTCACTGAGTGCCGTGTATCTAGAATTTAAGTTGTCTAATTCTAACTGGTGTGTGGCACCAAGCTCCGAGAGTTGGTAGTCCAGTTCAATTTGAAATTCTGCTCTTAAGCGGGGCTGAATTGTTAAAATGTGGGCCGTAGCTGCGGGATCAAAGAGAGTGCCACGGAAGGGTGCGCGTTGGTTGGTGTCTAGAATCGTAAACCGTGCTGAAGATGCTGGTGCTGTATCCTCCTGTTCATCTGCGTACGCGGGTGATGATAGCAGCAAGATCAGGGCCAATATTTGTGAAAACTTATTCCACATATTCAAACCCAAATTGATTGACGATTTCATCAATCACCTCTTGTGGAGCTTCGGTATGATCAGATTCTAGTTCTCTCTCTTCTCTCTCTACCTTTCGTTCGATATCACGCAGGTCCTGGGCATACTTTTCTCTGATCCGTTCCAGTTCACTTTCATATCTATCTAAGGCTTCTTGGCGCGCCTTAAGCTCATCTTCATGAATATCCTGTAGGCCTTCGATCTGCTGTTCGTAACTTTCTCTAGCTGCCTCATAAACCTTCTGAAGTTCATTCATATCACTTTGCATTTTAAAAAAGATCCCAGCCGAGAGAAGAACGAGCAGAACTTCCTTCCAGTGTTTAACAAAGAATTGTAAAATTATCTTTTTCATAAAAGAGTCCGTTTTCTCTACACGCCCTTAAGTTTAGCGATACCATCGATGACAGTTTGACCACCGATATAAATTCCTGAAATGATTACCCAGTCTGCGGATTCTAGACCTGCAAAGATCATCAGACCAGTTGCTGTCAACCAGACCATGAACTTTCTAGAAATCATCTTCTCTACTAACGCATCCAACCTTGCTTTTACTACTGCCATCATATTATCCTCCAACCGTTTATTGGTTAATTTGAGCGTACCCATCTTTCTTGTCTATAACGATCTGCATGTCAACACAATCCTTAAGAGAATCTAGATGCGAGATCAACAAGACATTCTTGAAGTACACTTTAATTAGTTCCAAAATCCGAATAAAGCCTTCCATATTATCTTCGTCGAGAGCGGTTCCCGGTTCGTCTAGAACAAACAAATCACCCTTGGGTAAAGAAGACACAGATAACATTGCTAATCGAATTGCCATGGCGCCCATAGTTTTTTCAGCGCCTGATGCCATTTCTATTGGTCTAGCATCGTGCTTGGGATGCTTGATGAAGATATCAAACTTCTTACCGTGATCTTCGAAGAAGACTTCAAAATTCGTAATGTTTGTGAGGACCTTAGCAATCTCCTGATTGATCACTGGAAGTTTCTTTTTAATCACATCATAGGCGATCCCATTAGAATGCATGCACCTCATGAACAGGTCGTAAGCTGCAAATTCTTCCTGCAGATTTAAATATTCCTGTTTGCTGTCTTTGATCGATTCGACTTTCTGTTCAAGAGAGCCATTCGTGCGTACAAGCTCCATGATCCGATCTTCACAGCTTTGCAAGTTAGTTTCTAGGGCCTCAGCTTTCATTTCTAGAGCGGCCTTGTCGGTAGACAGCTGCTCAAGGTTTTCAATAGCTTCCCTGTTTTCGTTGTACTCCGTCAACTTTACATTCAAGCTTTTAATTGAATGATACAGTCTTTCTTTTGAAAGCTTATTCTTCTCGATTTCTAGATTAAGATCCGCGATTGTAGAACTAACCGATGCCTTCTTCTTCATCACTTTGTAGTATTTGTCTAAGTGCTGCTCTACCTGACCTGGGAGATGTGACTCCAATTCAGTGGTCAACTGCAAGATTGTATCCGTAGAGTCAGACAACCTAGATTCACAGGCAGGAATGTGCTTCATTGCCGACTGTGCATCCTTAACGAACTTATTCTCACAACAAAATCCACAGTTCGGATCATATTCATGGGTTGCGAGTAAGCTCTCTATATTTCTATATCTTTCCAGCTCTCTTGTCTCGTTTTCTTTTCGAGACTCGTTTGTGGCGATTTCATCTCGGATAGAGCCAATCAATCTCTGCTTTCTCTCAAGTTCTTCAACATCGAACGTGTCTAAGAAATGAAGGATCTTAGAGTACATATCCTCGCTTTCTTTGCGGGTGCTTTCGAGATCAAGATTTTTTTGGATTAGGGCCGTTTTCTTTTCAGTCGCGACTTTAATTTTTGTCTTTACTTCCACAACGTCGATAACTTCGGCCGGAATAGACTGAATCGTTTTTTCAACTGCTAATAACTTTTCTTGGTTGTCTGTTATCTTTACCTTGTATCCATCGCACCTGGTTCTCTGTGTATTTAACTCCTGCTCGTTGCCTTGCAATTCGTCAGTGGCTTCTGTTATCTCCTCCTCGTAGTTCCGGCCATCCAGGCGCCGAAGGGCGCCGCGGGTGTCAGAAGCATCTTCTTTGGCTAACTTAAACTTCTTTTCGAACACTTCGAGATCTAAAAACTTCGCAATAATTTCTTTCCGGCGGGTGGATCCTTCATCAATAAAACTAAGGGCGCCGTGCTGGCTTGACATTGCTGAGATCAGAAAGTCTTCCTGTGTTCCAAAATGTTTTCGAATGTTACGATCTGTTTCCATCCGACTGAGGCCGTTGAGACTTTCTAGCTCGTTTGTTGACTGATGGAGGACTTCAAAATTAAGGTCTGTTTTTGCTTCTTCGGTTTCCTCTCCCTTGAGACGCTTAATATACTTTTCACTAGTACGCTCGATATTGTATACTCTATCTCCTACTGAAACCTCCAGCTTTCCTCGACAATAACCCTTGTTTTGATTGATGATATTCAGGTTCTTTCTTTCATTCTTAGAAGTTGTGTTGAACATAGTATACAAGACAGAGTCGATTACACTACTTTTACCACTATAATTCTTTCCAAAAATACCAATGATTCCGTTAACTTTGTCGAAATCAATGCTGTTTCCCTCACCATAATTAAATAGGTTATCCCACTCGACCTTTCGTAACTTCCAGTTAATGTTACGGCCTACCTCTTCGGTTTCTTCTACGACGCGATTGTATTGAGAGTTCAGCTTCTGTACACGCTCCATCATTGCGTCATCGACTTCATAGTCTTTTAGGTATTCAGCAATTAGCTTCGTCTGGATTGCGGGGTCACGCAAATCCTCCGTCTCAAGACCGTTTGTCATGTCTTCTACCGTGCCTCGCTGGCCGGCCGCGCGGTTAAGAAAGGTAATGCTCTCTGGTTTGAACCGGTGTTTCGCTATATCAACAGCCTTCTTCATTCTAGATAAAGGAAGATTGTTGTTGCTAACAAGTCGGAGACGGGCTCCAGATGGGACACTTGTGCCGCGGGGCATTCGACCCTTCGGAGTTAGTTCAATGGTGATAAACGGCTTAGGGTTCTTTAACACATGATGCTTGACAGTAAAGTCGTCTTTGCTTTGAATATCCCAAATTAAGAATCCTTTGTCATTTGTCTCGCCGTGATTTTGCTGGACTGTTGACCCACAATATCGGACGCGACCTTCATGATCTAAAACCTGATTTGTTTTGTGGATATCTCCAAGCATAGCGTAATCGTGACCTTCGAAGATCCCAACGTCATGTTCGCCGTGATCCATGATCCACCCAATATCAGTAGAGACGCCACTAATTGCTCCATGGTATAAGGCCACATTGATTCTAGAATCATCCGTCGGCGAGACCCAGTTATCTTGATCGAAGACGCTTAACACATTAAGGGTCAGAGAATCGTCTACAAGACACTCTCCAGAGTTCTTGAGTAGATGTAGTCTGCTACAGCCCAGAGCGTCTGCAATGGGCGTCAGGGCGTCCTGACGACTACTATTCTTAAGATTACCGTCATGGTTGCCAAGAATAACATAAGTTGGAGCTATTTCTGCCAAATTCCGAAAGAAATCAGTACACAGTTCTACAAATTCTGGTGAGATTTGGGTTTTCGTGTGTGCAATGTCTCCACAGTGCACGATGTAATCTACCCCTTCTTTTCGAAGTGTGTTATATAGCTCTTCAAATACCACGCGGTATTCGAAGTGGTACTTTAAGTTTTTAATGTGAGTATCGGCAATGTGCGCGATCTTCATGGTTGTCTCCTTGTCCTATATGGACTTTACCATCTCTTCAAGCTGACTATCAGCATCAATGAAAACGGCCTTTTCCTTGCGTCGAACAAAATCTTCTCTTGTCAAAGAGCCTACGTCTTCACAATCCCGAACATCGATCTTATACAATTCAATATCAAATTTTAACATAGTTTTGATTATTTTTGCTGCCTTTTTCTCGGCGTCAGCGTCAAGAGCGATATAAACTGGCGTATCGTTTTCAACGATTCTTTTTATAAGCTTTGAGTCCTTCCTCAAGCTCGAACCCAAGATAGGGACAGCGTTTCCTGCCACTATTGCGTCGAATGCACCCTCAACGATCATTAAGTCGCTGTCCCAATCAACGAACAGCTCATTAAAGCAGATATCTCTACTGGCCGGTGGGTTCATGTATTTTCTATAACTGTCCTTGAAAGTCCGGGCTACGAAGTAGTTAAGCTCACCCTGCATATTATAACTGGGAATGATGATCCTGTCCGCGTAGGGTCCGGTTGCTGTATATCCAATTTTCCACTTTAACAGGTCTTTCTTCGTAATACCCCTGTGGCGAAGATACGAGCGGGCTGGGCGGGAGGATAACGGAAGGTTTTTGCTTGTAAGGGTCTTAAACCCGGGTGGCATCTCGACCGTCTGTTCAGCCGGGGGCAATTCATCTTCGAAAAGGCTCTCAAACTCATCAAGGTTTACTTTTCCGGCGAAAGTATCCCATTGTTGTAGCAGACCAAAATCTCCAAAGCGGCGAATGATCCTACGCACGGAGCG